CTGGTTTTTTAAAGAGATGGAAGAAGAGGTAGAGGAAGGCAACATTGAAGACTTTACCGATAGAGAAGACTTTCGAATTGTGGAGGTGCAAGATGACATTTAATGCATACAACCATAATGGCACATGCTTAGGCACCTTTGATAATGAGAAAGACGCCTTGGCTTGTGCAAAAGAGTATCGCTATGAAACAGAAAATGCCGCGTATGTAGAGGAGGTGCTAGATGACATTTGATGAATTAAAAGCCTATGCCGCCAATTTAGGCTATGAGCTTTCAGACGACGATTGCACCGAGATTATATCCACCAGCTACGATGGCGAGACCGTGAAAGAGGCCGTTAACGATTTTTTAGATGCATACGAAAGGTAGATAACTATGAGCTTTGATTTTGAATATAACGGCTACCTAGTAACGGCCGATGTGGACGAATGCTACGACGGCTACGGCACCGGAGACAGTCCGACGCTATACGAGGTTAAACTATTGCGAATAGTGGACGAGGAAGGCCTTGCCGTTCGTTTTAGCGAGCTGGGCAATGGATTCAGCGACAGCCTAGAAGACGAGGCCATACAAATCTATAAAGGTTATTGATGGCCAGCTATGCCAAGAGAACACCCGCACGACCGGCGTCGTCGATTAAGACGCGAGCGAGCAACGATAGTGACCAAACCAGCAGAGCCGGAGTCGCCTATTAAAATTAGCACGATATTCCGACTACTATCGATGTTGTTATTTGCAAATATATTTGGAGGGAAATAAAGAAGGGGCGCTATGCCCCTTTTCTTTTACTCGGTTAAAGCATGCCTAAACATATGCCATTGCACATGCGACAAGGGCCACTTAGCAGATGGGATGCATTCCACGCCACGCAACAGTAAATCCTCTGCTTGGCCACCGTCATACAGCAATAGCTCGGCCTTTAGTGCAGATGTTGTGCCGGCCGGATGATACTGCACCAAGATATAAGTGGGACAGCCTAGGCTGGCATGCTTCAGATGGAAGGCGACTTGATGGGGACTAAGCGCGACTTTTTTACCACGCTTTACCACTTTCAGTTCAACCATTACAAATCTAGTCTTGTTCAGCGCTATCAGGCAATCCGGTATCCCTAGGTTCACTCTCGATTCTATCCTCGTTATGTGCGCCTCCGGTAGATTCTCCTTCAGTCTTTTGTATAGTCCGGCTTCGGGCTTTATTGCCATTTTCAATTACCTCGTTTGCGTCAAATGATGGTTCTACTTCGATCGAACTCTCTACATCGACAGGTTCCATATCAATGATGGTTTGAGGTGGAGCGCCGTAGATGCGTTTAATTTCCTCAAGCTTACGCATTACTTCGTCTTTACTCATACTATCGATGGTGCCTATACGAACTTCTTTCCTCTCGATGTAGATGGTGCCAAGTGCCTGGCCTCGACGATATTCAGCCGCTACGGCCGCACCATATGCGCCAGCTTCCAATGCCTTATCCCGTATCAATTGCAAATCCTTCATGTGTCTATCGTAATTGGTGCCATACTTTGCATTTATCTCTGCACGATACTCTTGGATGGCGGCCACTACATGTGGGCATATTTCAGGATTGGTCAGCTTCCATGCCGTGACCTTTGCAGATTTCTCTGTAAAGCCCGCTCTGATGGCGCACTCTTTCATGGTGACTTGGCCGTCCCCAGATACTAGCTCTTGCACGAACTTCCATTCGCGTCCAGATAGCTTCTTTTTCTGGCTATACAATGAGCCTACATTACTAGATAGTCTCTTTTGCAATTTATCCCCTAAGATAGGTGGAACATTCCATACGTCTTTCGCGGCCATTAGCTTACCCTCCGACAAATCCAAACACTATCGTCTTCCATTGTTTGACGCACAGTAAACCTACGCCCCTTTATCCGTTTATAGAATGATTGAAGGGCATACCGTAGATTGGCCGCTTCCGTCATGGTGTGGACTTCGATGTAATCCCCTATGATCATTCCCTTGAACGGATACTTCGCCCTTCCACTTACGCCGTTATATCGTATGACATGCTTTCTAGGTGTTATACCTGTCATTCTTACTTCTACGTCTTTCAATGGCATTTCTTTGCCCCTCTATTAAAGTATGTAGATAGTATACTATGATAAAGTACTGTAATCAATAGCAGGCATTTAATCAATTATTCAATCCTATATAGTAGACGTCTTGAAAAAAAAGTGAAAAAAAAAATTAAAGGTCCTCGCGCGCAACCCCCTAGTAAATTTGCTGTTATTGCCTATTTTTTAATCAACTTTTTAAAATACTCTCTGATAATTCCCTATAAAAACCCCTTTTTTACCCTTTTTGCCATTACGTCTGTGAACAAAAAGTACCCATTACGCCATTACGTCTGTGATATTTCAACGTAATGGTGTAACGTAATAGATATGTCATTGATATTACTAAGTAATCTCGACCATTACGTCTGATTACGGTACTTTTCGTTAAAAAAAAAATCAATTCACTTTTTTTTCAAAACGTCTACTATATAGAATCAAATAATTGCTCCGTGGTCCATGATCCGTGCACCTTTCTCCCCTCTCCCCCACCACCCTCCAAGACCCGCGCTCCGTGGCTTTCCAGCCATCCACCCTTTCCCCTTTCCCCTCAAAAATCCCCTTAAAACTGCCATTACGGCAAATTTTCGATTTTTCCGAAAAAGTACCTACATAAAAAAAAGAGACCCGAAGGTCTCTATAAAGTCATTCATTTATTTAAGTACGGGATTGAGGTACTTTACTGTTCCATATTTCCAATCTCACATTTAGTGCACGGTATTGTTCAAATAATGCATTAAAGATGCGACGACGTGTTTTGCGAGGACAAATTCACCGAATTCTAGGTCTTCGATCACGCCAACCTCTTCGTCATCGGGGACCATAGGAGGGCCGAAAAGGGTATAAGTTTGTCCGTCGATGGTAATCCTTACCACCTGCATTAGATGTGCGTCGCCGTTCTTGTCATTATTGTCTGCCATTCCTATATAGTAGTATGTTTTGTCTTATTTGTCCGTACTGTCTTCTACAAATTCCACAAGGGCGTTGATATACCATTGTGCTTTCTTTAAATCCTTGAGTGTATCGTCTTTAAGTCCGGCGCGGGATAGGTACTTGAGTGCGGATAAGCGTAGGTGCCCCCTGAATTCCTCAGGGGTGGACTTGGCCTCCATGTAATCTATCGTTTCGATCCCTCCGCTGGTGTAGTGCGGTGGGCTGTTGATAAGGTCTTTTGTTGATGGAGAAGATTTCTTAAGCCACTCTTTCATTTCTTCTGCTGTCATTTCTATTATGTTACTCATATTGCTCCTCTTCCTTGTCTGCTTCTACGGCCGCCGCAAGGTCGACCAGTAATCTGTCCCAAATGGTTTGTTTAAAGTCGTCTGGGTATTCATTCCAGGCCTTGAAGTATTCGACGTCCGGACGGAAGCCGTAAGCGTCTTTATAAAGGTCGGACAATAGGTCACTGTCGAAGGTATGTGCCATTGATTCCATAACGATATCTTTTAAGATCGTACGGGTAATACGATTCTCTGAATCACTCATCATTGTTCTCCTATGAATACGATTCTGCGATCATGTCTTGTTTAAGTATTTCCAGTGCACCTAATTTGCGCTCGATGTCTTTATATCCGCTGTAGGATAGTTTAAGGGTGCCGTCTTTGACGCCGATAATGAATACCTCATCAAATCCGTAGTCGATGGCGGCCTGTAGGCGATCGTTTACAAGGTTCTTTTCACTGGCCGTGGGCAGTGAAGCTAGTTTAATGGCCATGTGTTCTTTTCCTTTAATGCTTGTTCAATAGCTTTGGCAAAGTCATCAACGTACACATTACATTCTGTTCCATATTCACCTTCATCAAACAATTCGTAATCAACGTGCAAGTATTTTAAATGACTTAGTTCATCATCCGTTAATCCTTGCCATGCTGGTTGTTCTAGCGCATCTTTAAACTCAATATCCCTAGCAATGCGTTCGTCTATGGTATGTTTCCAATCCCTTGTTAGGGGTTGTTCTAGTGCTTCTCTGCAAAGTTCTTTGTAGTTTTTATCAAGTATGTTGTATTTAAGAACTAAATCCTTATAATTTTTTTGAATTAGGTCTAGTTTTTCTTTATCTGAAATCATTTTTTATGCCCTTCTGGATTGACTGGTCTATCAACATTTCTGTACAAATCATAATCAATGTTTGACGTTGGTTGTTCTAGTGCTTCTTTGCAAGCCTTAACTGCCTTTGTATGGTCTGTTCCATATAGCAACGCCT